AATGTAGGATTTAACTTAGATAAAGGTCAAATAGAACCTTTCTATAGTACACAACTTGATAAAAACGGAAAAGTATATTTGATTGTAGATATGGACGTATATCCGAAATATGGTCCAGGTGGGTTTTACAGGTGATAGGTTGCTAGAATAACTTAGCCTATAATAGAATAAAAAGGAGGAAAGTTATGAGAACAAAACGAAAAGGTAGAAAAGCACAGATCAAAGCGGAGCGAGATGCAATTTTCTTAAAGATGTGCCAAAAGGATATTACCAAAGAAGAATGGGATACATTAAATAAGCAGTATCAGACTTACAATGAAATGTTGAAACCAACATGGAGGATAAGTCCGGATGTGCTATTCAGTGGTTTGATTAGTCTAGGTAGTATAATATTGGTACTAAATTATGAAAAATTGGATATTGTGAGGTCTAAAGCATTTAGCTTGATACCAAAAAGGAGAGTTTAACAACTCTTCTCCTTTTATATCCTGGAGGAGAATTATGAAAACGAAAATAGCAGATAAAATCATTAATATATTGATACAAAGAGGTTTGAATGGCGATGTCAAAAACCTTAAGACAACTATAGAGATTCCAAGAGAACCATCTGAATATCAAACAATTATGTCGGGAGATGGTAAGGCGATCGACTTAATTAAACCCGACATTGATCTAGATCCGATTAAGATAACAATCACTGTAGAAGCTCTACAAATAAAAGTAGAAAAGGAATGATATCATGAATGCGCAACAAGATAAATCATCGTACATATGGATGGAGACACTATTAAGAATTATATTTTGGATACTACTTGTATTTAACACTGTGATATTAGTCAAAGGTCTAAATCCCGAACCACAAACCGTCACAGTTATATACCCCGATCCAATTATTATTCGAATTGAATACGTTCCAAAAGAACCTGAAAAAGAATCCACACTTGAGGAGATGCCGAAGATAGAACCTAGATATGGTTTCACAGATGATGAAGTATATTTAATGGCGGTATTGTTGTCAGGTTCTAAGTACGTTGATGGCGATGGTGAATACGATATTGATTTTTATAATCAGGATAATTACGAACAGATAGCTTTAGTCCTAAATGTCGTAATGAATAGGGTTAATTCTGATAAATTTCCAGATACAGTCGAAGAGGTTATATGGGCCCCTGGGCAATTCTCGCCAATGAAAAAGTGGGTAAACGGTTTACCAGAAGTTAGTGATATTTCACTTAAAATAGTAAAAGAGTGGTGTCATTCTTATGACATGTATGAACCTGAAAGTCAAACCATACCTGAGAATCATTTATATTTTTCAGGTAATGGCGTGATTAATATTAGTAGATAAAAGGAGAAAGAAGATGCAAGTATTATTATTTATCGCCCACCACTGGCATGATATTTTAGTGGTAATTTTGTTAATTGCGAGTATCATAACGGGAATCTCGAAATGGACGGCCAAATACGGTCCGATATTTGAGAAGATGTCATTAGGTGAAAAGATGGCCTATATAACCAGATTATTGACCAATCTCGTACCAATAGCACTCGTTCTAGTCACAGAGGCGGAGATACAGTTTGGTAGTGGAACAGGAACTTTAAAAAGAAGTTATGTGATTGATGAATTATACAAAAGGATCCCCGATGAATATAAGAAGTACATCACTGAGGATAATTTAGATTCAATCATCAATAAGGCATTAGAAGAGGCGGAAAGGTTGTGGGCTAATAACCCAAGGATTAATATGATGGTCACAGACCATACTCAAAGATAACATGGCCTATAATGAAGTTATATTTTAAAAAGGAGGAGTAACATGAATAACTTTGAATTGATAAGAAATGCGTTGGGATTTGTAGTATCGCTTGGTGTCGGGGAAATTGTAAATGATGCACTAAAGGCTATTAAACCTAATCAGGTGCCGAGTACTTTAAAGAAAGTATCGACAAGGATAGGTGGGTTTGCTATAGGGTATTACTTCAGTGGAAAGATTGGCGATTATATCGATGACCAAATCGTTGAATTTGCAGAGGAAAGAAAGAAACTCAAAGAAATAACTGTAGAAAAAGGAGATGAGGCTGTTTAAGGCCTCTTTTCTTTAATTTTTAAGAAATCCTAGAAAATCGACGTCATAGAATGCGTTTTAAAGAAAGATATTTAGGACTTAATATTAAATATCGAGAAAGGGGTGAAAATGCGTTAAAATGGATTCTATGGTCTCTACGTCAATTTCACCTATTTTTGAAGGTTTTTAGGCCATATTTTGACTCTATTACATAAAAACATACCCTTTTTGGAGGTATTTATGAAAATAGTAGTGGATGGTAATTATTATGTAGTGAGTATTGAGTATGATGAAAAAACGACAGACAGTAATCAGATAACTATTGACATAAAGAATGAGGTAAGTTTAACAAAAGATGAATAGGGGCTTAGGCTCTTATCTTTATATTTAAAAATACATATTTCAAAGGAGAAGAAGATGAAAAAGAAAGAAGTATTACCAGAAATTAAGAGGTATGCCAAAGTTATACTGGCAGCGCCTGAATGGGTCAAAAGAGTTGAAATACATACTTTTGACACTAGGGAGGAAGCTGAAGCTAAATCCGAAAAGTTGAAATCATGGCCGTATAAAGTAATCGTTAGAGCTAGAAACAAAAAGGGTCAGTTTGCAAAAGGATTCGCTTTAATCTGTTGCAAATAAAACACACCCTATAATGAAGGAGTATGTTAAATGCATGGAGTAATGGTAACTCGCCGAGTACCACTCGTGGACATCGACTTAGGAAGATATAAGCGAGTGGCGAATCGGAGACGTGGTTCGAAGCCACTAGCCATACTCTTTCATTTATATTTTTTATGCAATAATAACGGACCCTATAATGAAATAAACATTATGGAGGATGAAAATGGCAATTTGTGAAATACTTTTAGCAATTGGTATGGTGATGTGGATTGTAATGATGCTTATAGTAGCATTATGGTCTTGGACACAATACAAAGTTGTGAAGAAAAGAACTGAGATGGCCAATGAAATGATACATAATGAAATGGACAAATATAGATAGAGCTTAGGCTCTTATCTTTTATATTTAAAAGGAGGTTAGAAATGGATAGAAATTTTGTTGAGTCGATGGTAAAACATCCAATCGCATCTATATTTATAATTGGAGCTATTGGTATGGAGATTACAAGAATTATATGTGCTCTTAAAGGTGTACAAATCCCGCCAAAATTTGATTGACACCAATTTTATATTTTATGAGAAAGGAGAGACGCTATGCAATTGACACCAATGCTAGGTGAGAACTTTGCTAATTATCCGGACACTGTCCTGGAAGGCAAACTCTGGCGCATGTCAGAAAAGATTGATGGGGTACGACGACTGTTTCATAAGGCGCCAGACGGTTCTATAACGGCATGGAGTCGTACAAATATTGAGGATAAATGGCTTATACACATATTCGAGTATCTTGAGGCTCCTTGGATGCCCTCGGATAGGGTTTACGACTGCGAGTTGGTTGACAGAGATTTATATTTTAAGCAGGTGCCTTCATTTGTGTTACGAATGGAGAGCAATTCAAAGGCAAGTCAACAGTATCCAGATAACAAACAAGACCTCATGGCTATCTGCTTTGATATGTTTAAACCCGGAGGGGATCTTAGACTGGCAAGAGAACGGGATGCGGAGTTATATTCAACTTTTAATGGTGGTAGTAACAAAGACCCTATGATAAGAGTTCCGATATTTGGGAATATACAGGGAGCAGATATAGAGACCTTAAAGAAAACAATGGATGAAGTCGTTAAAAGAAAAGGTGAAGGTTTGATGTTATTGGATATGGATTCTATTTATATTCCAGGGCGTAGTAAGTCTCTATTAAAAGTTAAAAAAGTTAAAGAGTTCGTAGGTCGGGTTATTGACGTTGAAATGGCTAGACCTGGGACAAAGATCGAAGGCATGGTTGCTGCATTGATTTGTGAAGTACCTGGGTGCACAGTTCCAGTGAGGGTTGGAAGTGGGCTTAATAATGCCGAGCGTACAGATATGGCGATTAATTCGCCAATAGGCAAGGATATTGAGATTGAGGCTTTTTCATATTCGAAGAATAGAAATGGTGGAGTATCACTGAATTTACCGATATTTAAAAGGTTCGTAGGAGGAAACTAAATGGGTCAAAAAGAATCAAAACTTACCAGGAATAGACTGGATAACTTAGCACCTAATAACTCTGACAAGGCTACAAGGAATGGAGAAAAGGATGAAAGTAGACAGAAGTTAAAGCCAATTGTAAAAGGTAAGGTTATTAGAAAAAAGAAAGGTGCTTTTGATAAATTTAAAGAGGCCTTCTTAGGCGAGAGTGAAAACCTGGGCGATTATATTTTATATGATGTATTGGTGCCGGCCTTCCGTGACACAATGAGTGACATGGGTTTTGGTGTAATTGAAAAGTTATTCGGTAATGGTAGATCTAGATATGGTGGATATTACAATAATTATATTATTAGAGATAGAGGAAGGTCTTATATCTCTTATAATAGTTTGTCAAGCAGTAATAGACGCTATGATCGGGACGAACGTCGAGAGGTGGATAGGTGGTCAAGGGCTCGACATGAATTTGATAGAATTATATTTACAAATAAAGGTGAGGCGGAGGATGTTTTGGCCCATCTCGTGGATATGACTATCGAATACGGCGAGGCGACTGTGAGATCATTTTATGAATTGTCAAACATAGAATCAGATTACACTGATGATAATTATGGCTGGACAAATCTAAGGGATGCATATGTGGATAGAACAAGGGATGGATATATTATTGTTTTCCCGCCAACAAGACCGTTATAGGAGGATTTTATGTCGATAGCGAGAGATTCGGCGTTAGTGCGTAAAGAAAAGTTAATAGAACAAGTAAAAATGCTCGGTCAAGAAGTTATTGACCGGGCGGAAGATATCGTAGGAGAAAATGATTTTAGATATTCCCTCGATGTAAGACTTATATTTTCATACGAAGAACCACCTAAGATAGAATGTACGAGTACTTATATAAGTAAGAAATATTGAGTCGTTGACTTCTGAAATAATAGAAAAAAGGAGTGATATTATGAGTTATTATCATACTTGCCCTGACTGTAAAGCGAATCTTGACCCAGGAGAACGATGTGATTGTAAGAAAGTAAAACAAGCTAGTTGTGATCGTTTAATAATTGGTTTCGACGATGCTCAAAACGACGATTGTGCATGTATGACGGTTGTTCGTATGGACAGGAATGGGAACTATGAAGTTCTCAATTCTTTTTATGACGATGAAGCAAGGGAAATATATTCAAAGTTAGTAACACAAGCCCCAGAGGGTAAAATAAAATTATTATAATTTGGAGGAGTAAAAAATGACAAATAGACCTATGATGGTACGCGCAATACCAGTACCAGTTGAGGATACAGACACACGAAACGAACAGAGTCTATTGAATAGGGTTGGTAGAATCTATGATAAACAACAGGAACTTCGCTTTAAACTATTGACTATTAATAATGTTATCATGAATGGCGGGGTTGATCAACCGGTCGAGCCAAAAGCTTCTTGCGTAATAGAGTATCTACAGGAAATAGAGAACATACTTGATGATACAATGTGTCTTGCGGAACATATTCTATCAATTACTAAATAATGCAGACATATCATCCCCTATAATGAAATGATATTTTAGGAGGTAGATTTATGAACAATCGACAAATTCAAACTAGTCGAGAAATAAGATTATGGATTACCGGGATAGTTGGACCAGTTGTAATTGGGACTGCGACAATACTCGCAAGTGATCCAGAACTTTTAGGACAGGTTAAAAGGTTTGTAGGAACGAAGTATAAACAAATGAAAGCTAAAATACAAGGTAGGAAGGAGACTTTATAGTCTCTTTTCTTTTATATTTAAAGCGAATAGTATGTCGAATTATATTCTGGATGATAAAGAGTTAGCTTTTATACCAATTGCATTCAAGGAAATGGTTAAAGAGGAGGTAAGAATGGCCGAATTAAAAGATAGTGGCGAAAGAAAGATATTTGAAACAGGTGCAGCTCGTGAAATTTTTGAGGGAAAGGGTCGTTGCGACCTATTACCATTAGATACAATCGTTTATATTTTAGAACCTGGGTCTATAGAAACGAGAAGAATTTTGATATCCATTGACGAGTTCTTGAAAACAGGTGCGGTTGAAAGGTTGAGAGAGGCTATATATGCGTTTTGCGATCAGAGAGACTGGAGTCCCACAACAATGCTTATAGAACTATCCATTCACTATGAAGATGGAGCTAGAAAGTACGCAGATAATAACTGGAAGAAAGGATTGCCTGTTCATTGTTTCATAGATAGTGGACTTCGTCATTATTTTAAATGGTTGAGAGGTGACGAGGATGAACCTCACGATAGGGCATTCGTTTGGAACCTGGTTGGTGCGATATGGACGATGGAAAACAAGCCTGAGTTTAATGATATTTTGGGTTATTAAAGGATTTTATATGTTTAGTTTAAAGAGAATTCGCAATAAAATCTTCCTATATAATAGAACTTAATAGGAGGTTTGAACAATGAAAAAGCTTGAATTTGGATTATTTGCGTTATGCGTATTAATAGGAGGACAGATTGGTTCCATGTTTGGAATCGCTGTAGCTATTTGTGCGTTTATGACGCTAAGTGGTGCGATTGAAGAAGTTTCAAAGAGAAAATCTAAAAAAGATAAGATCAATAAAGAGGAGGCGAAATGATGCTTGAATTGATTATTGGATTGGCGATAATTTACTTAGTATTAAAAGAGGTAAAGAAGGACCAATAAAGTAATTGAGAAGGGCGAACATAGCCCCTTCTTTTATCGCAATAAAATCTTCCTATATAATAGATAAAGAATCGAAGGAGGAAATAGTAATGAAAAATATACTAAAATTTAAAAACGATAATGTTAAAAAATCTAAGGAGGATGTTGAAATGAAAACACCAAAGCATTTGAAGAAAATATTGATCGGCGTTGGAGCTGGATTAGGCTTATTAGTAGGAGGCGCTGCCTTGTTAGCTAAGAAAGGTAAAACAGAAAACGACAAAGATGATATTTACGATGATGAATGTGATGTTGAAGTTGAAGACGAAACAATAGTTGATTTAACAGAATCGGACGAAGTTTAGAATATAATGTACTAAACTATTTGATGCATTATCGAAGGTGGACTTATTGGAAACAATGAGTCTTTCCTTTTTATATTTAAAAAACAAAATAACGGAGGAATAATAATGAAATTTAAAACGTTTGTAAGTTCAACAAAATTTGTATTAAAGAAATATTCACCAGAGATCCTTTTAGGATTAGGTTTGACAGGCGTTGGTGTAAGTACCTTTTTAGCTTGTAAGGCAACATTAAAATGTGAAGAAGTGATAGACGAACATATGGAAAAAATGGCTCTAGTGGAAGAAGCCCTTGAAATCGGAGAAGTTGGCGATGTAGAATACACAATGGAAATTGCGAAAAAAGACCGCTTCATCATAAAGTCGGAAACAGTTATCGAATTTGTTAAATTGTACGGACCATCGGCAACATTAATGTGTGCTTCAGTTGGATGTATTCTTGGTGCACATCATATTATGTCTAAGCGAAACGTTGCTTTAATGGCTGCTTATAAGGTTGTTGAAGAAGCATTCACAACATATCGCGGTAGAGTTGTTAAGGAGCTAGGTGAAGGTAAAGATTCTCATTTCATGTATGGCACAGAGACCATAGAAGAAACCGAAACAATAGTTGATGAGAATGGAAAGAAGAAAAAAGTTACTAATCAAAAAGAGGAACTTATTCCAGGTGTAAAGATGAGCGGTTTTGCAAGGTTGTTTGAAGAAGAAAAGCCTGACCAAACCGGAGCTTGGTATGGAAGCACTCAGTGGAGCCCAATTCATGAATACAACTTGTCGTTCTTGAATGCTAAGGAAAGAGACTTCAATGATAAATTAATCGTTAAGGGTTTCGTAGTGATGAACGATGTATATGAGGAGCTTGGATTCCCACCAACCGAAGCAGGAATGATATGCGGATGGAGATATAAATCCGAAAGAGGAGATGGTTATATTTCATTCAGACCTAGAGGAATTGATGGAAACTGGGCAATGGGAGTTGATGGCGATGCCATAGTACTGGATTTCAACATCGATGGAGTAATATTCGATGAAAATATTGCGAGGGGAGAGCTTAACTAATGACTAAATATGAATTAATTGCTAAGTGTGCAAAATATACAGCTATAGTTGCTTCTGTATTTCTAGCTGGACATTTTGGTTTCAATGTGCACTTTGACAATAACAGTAAAACATCTGTAACTAATAATTACTCAGAGTAGGCCCTTAAATGGGCCTTTTATATTTTAAAGGGAGGGAAATATGTTCATTATTATACATAGAACTGAATGTTCAGAGATACGAAAGATATATGAATATTTGGCTGAAACTTTACCAAACGAAGTCAACTCTGTTATAGAGGTTAACAAAAAATGGATTACCGTTGGAGTTGAAAATACTAGAATTGATTTCTATTGTGGCGATTATTCAAGAATGGCAGGTATCCGACCGGACTATTATAATACAGACAACGAGACGGTTGCATATTTTCTACAAATGATGGCTGACAGAGTCAACGGTAAAGAAATAAAAGATATTTCAGAGCTTATAAATATAATAAAAGGAGGTATAAATGGAAATAGTAGGTCGGATAAAATTTGACGGTTATATTTTAGATGTATACAACGATTTGGATGTACCATATTTTTTAGCGGTTGAAATAGCAAAATTAATAGATTATTCAGCTGGGAACACTGCCGAAATGTTAAGAACATTGGAAGAAGATGAGCATCTGCTCGTTACACTACAACGTTCAGGTCAGAGAAGACAGGTTAGAATGGTGACGGAATTAGGTTTATATAATGTCTTAAGTCAATCCAGAAAACCAATAGCGCGTAAATGGAGAAGAATTGTTCATTCTAACCTCGTTATGATGCGTAGAAATAATAGATTAACAATCGACGAACAGTTTGAAGAGTGGGACGCAATGTTGGATGATTTATATATTGATCCTGAAACAGGAATACTTATGCAATCGGTAACTGTTAGAGGTGGAGATGTTGAACAAATTCCTTATAAAGAAGAATTAAACTAAAATAAATATAAGGGGGACGTTAT